CATGCTCTCCCTCGCGGAAGAGAATGGCAACTGTAAGGGATCGAGGACAATCAAGACCTTCAAGAAACAAAGAGATTGCCGAGGATTGAACACCCTCGGGAACGCGTTGGCTCGTGATTCCATGATGGAATCGACTGCCATACTTCTTAGAAGACATGGCATACCTCCAGAGTACTTCCTAACGAAGGCTAGGTTGATAAAACCTAGTAGACGTTTTCGAACGTAGTCACTGCGTTTTCGAGCGGGGACCCCGTAGAATCGCTGGGGGCACCGTCGTTCGCATTGATCGTTCGAACGAAGAGCGAAGCCATCTCGCTGAACAGCTTTTGCCGCTCAGCGAGGGTGGAACGCTCTGGGAGGAAGAACTCCATGACGCATGCGCAATCGTACGCCTTTGTCGGAGCCGGCTGAATGCCGGTCGACGTCGACGGACTGGTTTGCTCAAGTGTCGGGAGGACGAGCTTCGCCGTGACTTTGTAAATCCGGCTCGCCTTTGTAGGCGGACGGATCGACATCGTCAGGCGGGGATAACCGATGGCGATTCCGCCGACCCGGTCAACCCAAGACGCGACCCCCTGAGGGCTAATCCCTTCGGGGCTCAGCGTGGAGTCCACACCCACCGTCGCACTGGTCGATAAACGAGCCAGTGCATGGTCGAGGATGGACGACAGCTTCACTGCCGCAATAGCGGACATTGAACACTCCATGTATCAAACGTGGAAGCCGTTACCCCTTTACTTTGAGAAGACCGATTTAACTAAGGCAATCGCATTAGCGGCATGCGTAACACTTTCAAGGCCATTCTTAAGAGAAGGAAAGGTTGGAGTCGGAAAAGCTACAAGCTTTGTCCGGTCCAGCCTAATCGTCTCCGAATGGTAGTGACCGTGTTCGTATATGTTGCTAAGCGTCGTCAAAGCATTCGGTCCCTCATAGTCAACGGCGGAATCCGTTCTACTTTTTGTGAATAGAGTCTGGGACCCATCAATAAACTCCAATCCCTCGAAGGCAGTGAATGCCTCGAGGTATGGGCCTATTGGTAAGAACCAGTCTACCACGAAAGAGAACGGGAGGATTTCCCATGCGAGGTTTATGGGATTGGTGAAACCTGTCTGCGCGGCAAATGCTCGAAGCGGAGAAGCTAATTTGAACCGTAGGATGAACTTGCACTTGGTCGTCGACTTTACTTTAGTAATAATCGATAGACCAGGTACAGAGGCTCCTCCATACTGGCTCAGCATAGACGACTTCGTCTCGAGCTCAGCTTTAGCAGACACAGCAACCCGTTGGACGAGGTCAGTGGCATGAGAATTGGCCACCGACTTAAGCGTTCCATAAATGTCTTGCAGGAGAGGCTTCCATCCGTATTGAAGCTCTAGCCAATTATCGGCTACAGACTTCGATGCAGAAGGTCGCCCCTTAGGCGTAACATTATTGGAATGTCGTCCATGCGTTAGTTCGCGCGCGGCTGAGGGGATGTCTCCCTTCTTCAGTGCCCGCATCGACCGATAGATACGATTGGCAGAATTCCCAATCAACCTAAAGGTCTGGTTCATTTGAGCAAGATCTTGCGCGAGATTAGCTTCAATCCCGAGCTCGGCTTGATCAATGAGGCGGCGTAACGCATAGTTCCTAGCACTGGCAACATGACCAGGGATAGGGGGCTCAGTATATATCTCGGTAAAGAGGCGCACCCAACCGTTGTAGCCAGGTCCAACCTTTCGGCGGGACCCGTGCAGCAATTGGTTGACTGTTACCTCTTTTATAGTCACGCTGTGCGGGTTAACCGGCAGCTGGCCTTTCCGTAGTCGACCGAAATTCGGAGTTCTGGAGCCTGACCAGATTCGCTCAAAAGCGACCCTGGGGACTACAGTATCCGAAAGAACGGTATAAGTAAATGGCGGATCAGCACTTTGATCTTCAAGGATCCTTCTAAAAGGAACCGAGATCGTCTCTGGGCTGGGACGCAACGTACTTGACTTAGGAACCGAAATACGTGCTGCTCTAGGGGCTGAAAGACCCTTAGAGGCTCGTCTCCGTGCTTTTCGCACTGGAGACGGGTATGCCGGATCATCTCTAGGAACAACCAAGATGGAATGGCCAGACGATGCGTCTGTCCGCCTACTTGGAAAATTCATAGGGATGGTCACCGTGCGAGGAAACCCCCGACGGACCGACGTAAAAACTAGATACAAACGAGCTCGTTTTTTGATGAGTGGCCAACGAGTTGTAAACTCCCGTTTCATCAAGGTATTAGCCTCGATGAGTCCGGAAGAATACTGTCGATGACCATCAACATCTAAAACAATCTCGCCGTATTCATAGTTCGTCAGTACGCCAAAAGGTTGACTCGCCTGCCCCGACAAAGCAGCATACTCTGGTTTAGAGCTGATATAAGGCGTTAGGGGCATTATCCCCACCATATGAGGGTAACCTCCCATATGGTTAACACCAAACCGGCTCCGCCGGTACCCAAGAACAGACCAAAGAGGAAAGGATGGCCAATGACAAAACTTTCAAGGAATCCCTCTGTTGAGGGTTCATCTAGGAAGACTGTCACTGGTTTCATTCAAGCCTCGATGGTTAGTTAATGGGTTGGGTTGCATTAAACAACCCAGAAGGGAAGCATCTAGGGGGGCCATCTTCAAGATGGCCCGGAACCTAGAGCCCTATTCGGGCGGCAAGTGCGCTAGGTCACGAAGAACCGTGATAGCGGAACTGAGCTCTTCGTTAGTCATGTCTTTGGCAGCCCTATGAAGCATATCGGAGGAAAGACCATGTTTTTTCATGGCCACCTTCATATACGCATCATATTGCGCCATTAACAGCTGACGATAGAACTGAGAACCGTTACCAGTAGGTTCAGGCGATTTAGCCATAATACCTCCTGATACAGGTTACTCCCTTCTAGAGACCACTCTTTTGAAGTTAGGCTATAAATTTCTCGCCTTCCTTCAAGGTGGCCCTAAGGACTCGACAGAACTCAGCCAATTCGGCTGTGTCATGACAAGACCTTAGATACGCTTCGAAGTCACAAACTTGCTCATCGCTGAGCAAATCGCGACGACTGGCGTACTCAAGTGAGTCTGCTACGCATGCTTTTAAGGCATCGTAATTCGACTTCATTTGAACCTCCTTGAGAAGAAGAGAGTACGGGTGGGGGCCCATTATGGGAACCCTGCCCGAGTCAACGATGACTTGTTTGGCTTTTAGTGAGCCAGGAGATAGATGATCAAGGCAATAGCCTCGACCAACCAGTCCTGGAACATTTTGAGCCATTCAAAGTCGGTTGGCATATAGCCTCC